TTTACATCATCATCTGAATCGATATCTTCACTTACGGGAACACAATTTGGAACTTGCTTTCCACCTTTATCCTTCATTCCTACTTGCTTATATCCATCCCAACAATCTTCACATAATGCGTTAGCTTCTCCCTCATTGCAAGTTTTCCAACCACCACCTTTTGATTTATAGTTCTTTGCAGCCCATCCATTTGCATATGCAGATGGATAAACATCAAATTTAGATTTTGCTGCGGATTTAGATGCCGACCACTTTGCCGGGTCAGTTGGACAATTCTTTTCTAAAAATAAATTTAGTTTTTCTTCTATATTCATATCTTCATTTTTTTTCTTTCCTGCACAATGTGCTTTTTGAGAGAAACCTTTTGGATTATTGCAATCTATACTACTTTTATATTTATCACTCCATTCTTCATTTTTTGGTTTAGTAGAAACATATATTGGCTTTTTACCTTGTCCACTACTATCTTTACCACCTCTTCCTGCATCATTTTGTGCATCTCTCTTTCTACGAGTTGCACTTTCTTTTTCTTTTTTACTCATCCCAGCTGCTTTTGCCGCAGGAACACATTTAGCATAACCTTTCTTTTCTCCCGAAGTTCCACATGGTGGATGTTTACCATCAACTTTTTTGCCGATGTTTACCCACTTTTCTTTAAACCATTTATCTAAATCTTCGTTCATCTATAAGAGTTTCAACATATAAATATAGATTATCCAAGCAACCACTTCAAATTTTCTACTTCCCCATTACCTATTTTCATTTCATATGGATTATCCTTTTGCCAATTGCTAGTATAAACCCCCTCTTCATATGATTTAACCGTAGATGAATTCAACATTGCTTTGGTTAAATCAATCCCTTCTTGCTTCAATCTAAGCGCTGTGTTACGAACCCATAGTCCAATTCCCAATGCCATAATCAAGTCATCATTGTAACTTTTCATAGCTTCAGCTCTACCAGAACTCCAAATAAAAGTAAACATTTCATCAATCAATCTGCTAGAACGAATGAGAATATCTTTTTCTCTCATATAGGTATCCAATGTAGATATGATAAGAGGACGGGTTTTTGATGTTGTAGAAAACCCAGCAACCATATTTCTTTCATCTCTGTAATACCTATTACTCATTTGTTTTTCAGTATCAATATATTGTAAATCCTTACTCATATAAAATAAATTAGGATATGCTCTATTAATTACTTGTTGAATTGCTGACCAACCTACATTGGCATTTTCTATAATAAGTAATGCATTATTATAATCAGTTGCTAAACTTACTAAGAAGTTTCCAAAATCCTTTGTATCCAATCTCCCTCTATATTCAGCTACTTGGGTACAATCTTCAATATCTAATACTTGGGCAGTAGAATAATCGGCTCCATCACCTCGCGCCACATCGGCTACAACCATATATGACTTATTGTAATTTGGATATTCCCATTTCCAAAGATTCCCATCAAACCCAGCTTTTTCTATTGGCTCCATAACATAGGTATCTTTATACCAAGTCAATAATGCCGGGTCGATTACAGTATCACCAGAACCAACAAAGTCACAATCACATTCCTGTGCTGCTCCTTTAATTCCTAAAATTCTTGTTTGTTCATCTCTCCATTGTTGATTTCTTTCAGGGTGTACAGTCCAATGTAAGTTAATACAATTGAAACCATTTGCACCACTTTCTCCATCTACCCACATTTTATGAAACCAATTACCAATACCATTTGGTGTAGATAATACGATTGCAGAACCACCTGTTGATAGGGTTGATTGTGCCGATAACCAAATTTCATCAATATCTCTAATGAATGCAGCCTCATCTACTACCAATAGTGATAATGCTTCAGAACGACCTGCATCTGGAGAACTTGCAATAGCTTTTACTTGAGAACCATTTTTTAATTTAAGGGAAAGTTTGTTATCTTCAACGGATGAGCTTCCACCATCTCTCAACCAAATTGGAAGTAAATCGTGCATAACCCTTACCTTTTCTACTAAGTTTTTTGCAACAGTTACTTTAGTTGCAATAACCAACGCATTATAGTCCTGATTAAATAACATCTTCCAAAGAATAAAGCCCGCCGATAGAGTTGATAAACCTAACTGGCGGGATTTTAAAATTATATTGAACCTATTATCTTTGAAATCATCTAAACAATTTTCCTGAAATTGATACAAATGAAATGGTATCTTACCTCTTGTTGGATGTTGGATGACACAATATTTTTTCATAAAGTATATCGGGTCGTTTGCAGACTTACGATATTCTTCAGCAATGATATCTTTTAGATTCTTTTTTGGCTGATTTTGAATCATATTGAATTATTTCTTCATTCTAATCTTCCAATATACTCCACCATTAATATAAGGAGTCAATCCACCATTTGTTCCATCTACTACTCTATTTGCAACACCAATTCCTAAATTGTATATTCTATCTTTTTTGGTATTTACTAAAATTCCCATTCCAACATGAGATACAACATCTGCTTTGTTAAATCCACCTTCAAATCCGTAGAATAATTTTGTTTTAGGTAATTCTTTTACAATCGTAGTTTCTTTAATAGTTCTTTGTTTAACACTTGCATTGAAAGTTCTACCTAATATTTTGTTTTGTGAGATAGTATCGATTACTGATACAGTTCCTAATGAATCAGGTAACACTAACACATCTTTGTATAATACTTTTGAGTAATAATCTTTTAATAATGCAGCTGTATCAATGATTGCTGGGATTAGTACTTCTTTCTCAACGATTGTTTCGTGATAGATATCTTCACCCTTTTTTGTTACTACTTTCGTTTTAACTACTTCAATTGTATCAATTTCATGTTTAATAAGTTCATATTTTTTACCATCTATTTTTACAATTTCACCCGTTTTTGTTTTGTTTCCACCACATTGTTGGAAAACTACTATTGCAATTAGTATTAATAATGCAATGTTCTTAATGTTTAAGAATTTTTTCATAATTTAGTTTTTTATTAATTCTGTGTGATTTAATTCTCGTAACTTATTTTCTAATGCTTCTTTCCTTTCCAATAGTGCTTCTATTGCATCGGCAGCTCCATCAATATCTTTTTGTAAATCTTCTTTAACTTTCTCTAAATCAATATCCCATTGCCAATTACTCATGCTACCATCTTCATTAACAAATTCAAATTGTTTAGTAACTCCTGCTAAAGCATCTTCAAATCTCATTTTTAAATCTCTAACATATGCTAGTTGATTTCTACTTATTTTATAATCTTCATAAAATGGAAATGTTCCATCTATTCTTAACTCACTTTCTAATTTAGCTAAACAAGATGTACATAATCCTGTTTTACGAATTAATTTTTTATCTGCGTTACCATATTGTATAGTTTCGCAATTTTCAGCTGAACAAGTGTTTAATTTAGAAAGATATTCTCTAACATCATCCATTTTAGAACGGTTGATTTTAAATCCTTCTTTTTGCTCCCACTCTTTACCATCTTTATCAGTCCACACTTCACCAACTTCTCTCTTTTGTTCTACTTCTCCTTCGTAACCATGAACTCTTTGATTGTTATCAGTTCTACCAAATACCGTATCTATAATTAATTTACGAGATTTGTGCATCCCCTTTGATTTCTCATCAAAACTTTTTCTTTTTGTCATAATTCTATATTGTTAATAACCTTTTATATATGTATATATATATAATTTTATTCGTAAAATATACCTAATATCTGATTTAGTGGTGCGAATGTACCTGTTAGTTTATATGTATTACCTTTATAAACAAATACAATACCTTCGTTTGGTACTATTTTATCTTTACCACCAATACTAGCTAATCTACTTAATTCCATTTTTAATTTAGCTATTTTAGATATATCACCACTACCTCTAACTTTTTCAGCAGTTGATTTTAATCTATCTTTCATACTACGAACAGCTGCATCTGGATTTACAGTTAATACTGAACCCATAAATGAAAGAACATCTGCCCCAACACCCAAAAATATTTCTTCAAATTGTCTAACATTATCTTTTTGTTGTTTAGCTACATTTACTTTATCATTTTCAATTGCCCAACTTTGAGCATCTTTATCAGCAATAGTATTTAAACGGAATGATTTATCACCAAATGCCCATCTTCTTACTAATGCTTCCTTTTCTAATTTTTGTAATTTAACTTTTGATTTATTTACAAAATCTTCCCACCATGCTTGATGATATTCAGATACACCATCTTTATCGGATAATTGGAACTGAAATTGTATCTTTTGTAATTGAGTAAGGTACTTTGTTTGTTTTGAACTTAACTCCTCTTTTTTAGGTAGTTCTGTTACAGGTGGACCTTGTATTGTATACTTTGATTGAACATCAGCGTTCACTTGCTTAATCATTCCTGCTAACATAGTTGCTGCTCCCTGATTTGCACCAATCGCAGAACCCTTTTCATCGTAACAAGTTGTATTATGGAATACTAATAAAGCCTGTCCATAAGGAATTACATTTACCGAAGTTGGCCATATTACTTCCAAATTCATAAAACATTTTCCTTCATCAAATATCTTTTTTCGTTGTGCTTCCGAAAGTGATTGAATTGCTACGGATAAATCTTTCATAGCGAAGTTATATGCATCGGTTAATCCACCTCTACCACCAAACTTTGATGCTACATCTTCAATTCCCATTGCCCCTGCTCCGGCATTTTGTAAATGTGATTTATTTCTAGCTGCAATTAATCTACCATTCTTCCAACTAATTGCCAATGCTTGTCCATCGGTTTTTTCTCTTGTCAATTCTAAATTACCAGTTAATGCTCCTTTGATAATCTTTTTTAAATCACCAAAAGTTAAATCCATATCATCAAATGGATGTGACATATGTCCATATGCTCCACCTTCGTTTAGGGATTCTTTAAAT